AAGGTTATTTCATCCATTTACACTGCCTCCCTCTCGGTTTTCTTAATCACCTCTCTGTAATCCTGCTCAAGAGCATTCATATACGCTTTTGTAGTTTTTATGTATATTCAGCCAGAAAGCCCACGGTCTAAAGACCATGGGATGAATGGCGTTAGACTACTTCTACTTGCATCATTACAGTTGATCTTGCTGTAATGCGTTTGCAATTACTTAATTTTGGTGTTTTGTAACCTCTTGGCATTGTGCTAAAATCAATCTTATTTCCATCTATATCCATAAGGATTGCATACCCTGTTGACATTCTTCCTTTGATGAAATAATCATTTCCAAAATAACAAACCTTATCAAATTTTCTAAAACCCCAAATCTTATCTGTAACAATAGATTGCTCAGAACGAATACCTTTAGTCTTTTGAAAATCGCCATCAGAAACGCACTTCTTTTTGTAAAGATTACTCTTTACATTAAAAGCATTTCCTTGTGTCGCAATAATGCAGGCATCATAATAATGTTCTTTGTCTACACCTAAATGCAAACGATTCGCTTTTGTTACATATCCAAAAGTTTCAATAGCATTTGGATATAATCTGAAAAGTTGCTTACAGATAGAGTTCATCTGTGTAGCATATTTAAGATTACCTTTCATTTTGCCTTTCAACTTGAGATTGACTTTCCCACTATGTAAATTTTTGTGACAAGTATGACACAGAGTAATCAGATTGCTCTCTTCATTACTACCGCCTTGACTGCGAAATATTACATGATGCACTTCTAACTTGCTATCCTTATGTTTACCTTTGCAACATTGGCAAGTGTAGTTATCTCTATTAAGTACCATAGCCTTTGTGTTTTCAAAACCATAATTAGTACCTTTTTGATAACCCCAATGTCTGACTTTTGGATTTGCAAGACTTGGATTTTTCATAAGGTGCATATCAAACTGACCTGTTTCAAATACCATTTCTGTAATGGGAAGAATAGACTGAATGTATTCTATTTCCCTTACATGGCTGTGAAGTTTGCTCTGCATTGTGGGACTAAATCTGTCCTTTTTGATAGAATTGGAACGATTTAACCATCTTGCTTTTCTATAACGAGTTTTACGATTTCGTCTATTTCTACGATACTTTGCTCTTTGTGCCATTTTGTCAGTAATATCGTTTCTTACAACAACTTCTGACATATAGACAATATCTCCATTGTTTTTACTTACAGCAGTGCCAATAGTTCCGCTTCCAGTATCTATACCAAGAGTTAAGTCTTGAGTGTAATCTGTTGTTTCATAAATCAATTTAATTGTAAACGGCTCACGACACTTAGCTTTTGCTTTGCCTTGCTTAAGTAATAATCTTGCAATTGGATTACTACAGGGCATTAGTGGTTTACCATCTTGTGAAATCACATAAACCATAAATAAGTTTCCCCTTATAAACACTCTGCCTGATGGCAGGTTATGCGTACTTTACTGCACTGTTACCATACAACTGTTCCGACTTCAACTCGACAATGATATAAAGGCTTTTTGCATACATATCACAAGGCTGTTCTTGCTCTGACCTAACTTAAACATGTACGATAGAGCAACGGTCTGTTGCGTCAACCGAAGGTATCATGACCTGAATATCGTAGGAATCATTTCTGAATCCTGAGTCTGGTGAACTATTTAACAGAAGCCCACTACCTTTTAGATGGTGAGTAGTTCACTTTTCTCTCAGCCTTCTTTAATTTTTTGTAATTTACAGCAATACAAATATCGCAAGCGATTACAATTATTACCGCAACTGCCGAAACCACAATTGATATAATTGTCATTATATCCATGTCTTACACCTCCTTAAAATATGTATTTTATTATCCAATTGCACCAAGTTTCTTGGTGGTTGACAAGCATTGTGGACAAACCGATTCTCTATATACAGGATTGACAAAAGCTCTGATTGAATAAATGTCGGTTTCAAAAATACAACCACACATTCTACACTCAAAACTGAC